GCCAAGCAGTCGAATTGGGATACCGCCTACGGGTGGGGCAATCACGCCCTGGCGGGCTACGCCTACGCCTCCGATCAGGAGAAGATCGAGGCGGCGCTCGCCGCCGGGCTCGCCCTCCTCGCCGGGCGCATCTCCGGCCTTGAGGATTGGCTGGCGGAGCCGCAGCTGGACGAACTGCTCGTCGGCGACATAAACGTCGAGCGGGTCCTGAACGTCGGCGGCGCGACCTTCGTCTACCATCCCGCGGAGGGCGCCAACGCTGCGTACATCTACCTCGACACGGCCCTTGTGACCGCCGGGGACCAGGTGACGAATGACGGCAATCCCGGCAGCGGCGGAGGCGGCTCCGGCAAGAGCTGGCTCTCGGAGCTCCTCGACGTCAAGGCGAGCATGGCTCCATCCGCCGGTCAGGTGCTCATGTGGCAGAACAACGTGGTCCGCAACGACGGCACCACGGCGCCCGGCTGGGCCAACGCCTCGCTCGGCGCCCTGGCGACCCGCGACAACATCACCACGGCCTACGTCACCGATCTCGAGACGTGGATCGCCGGCAAGGGTTACGTCACCACGAGCGGCGTGACCTCCATCGCGGTCACCGTCCCGACCGGCTTCGCCGTCTCCGGCTCCCCGGTCACGAGCACCGGCACCGTCGCCATCGACTTCGCCACGGGCTACTCGCTCCCCACGACGGCCAAGCAGACCAATTGGGACACAGCCTACTCGGACCACCATACGCACAGCAACAAGATCACGCTGGACGGAATCACCTCGTCGCAGGTCACGAATTGGGACTCGGCGTACAGCTGGGGCAACCATGCCAGCGTCGGCTATGCGATGGGCACCGACCTCGCGGCGGTGGAGCGCGGCGCGGTCCAGGCTGACGCGGCCCTCTCTGCCCGCATCAGCTCGCTCGAGGACTGGTTCTCGGAGCCCCAGCTGGACGAGCTGCTGGTGGGCTCGCTCTGCGCCGACAACATCAATCTCGGCGGCGAGAGCATGCGGTCCATCCCGAATGCCTTCCTCGCCAACTCCGCCCTCACCATCAACGGCAGCGTCACCGCCCTGGGCAGCAGCTTCAACACGGCGAACATCACGGCGGGCACGGCTGGCACCTCCAGCGCCACCTCCGGCGTTTCCTTCGCCATCCCTTACGTCACGATGAACAAGTACGGCATCGTGACCGCCTACGGCACGCACACGCACAGCATCTCGCAGGCGAACATGTTCGGCTCCTCCGCCATCGGCTCCTCGGCGCTCCCGGTCTACTACAACGGCTCGGCGCTGACCGCCTGCACGAAGGGCGACCTTTTCTCCGCGCTGTCTTCCAGCGCCGCGACGAATCTCTCCGTGACCGTGGCCGGGCAGACCCGCAGCATCACCAACCTCTACGCGACCTACGACTCCGAGGGCAGCAACATCGCAACGCAGGCCCACGCCATCGAGCGGATTCTCGCCGAGGGTGTGGCGGGCGTCTCCGCCCGTGTCAAGTCCCTGGAGGATTGGTTTGCAGAGCCCCAGGTCGACGAGCTCCTTGCCGGTGCCGTGAACGTGGAGCGGACGCTCAACCTGGGCGGCATCTCCATGCGGGCCTCCGGCAACAAGCTCTACATCGGCGACGCTGGCCATTACATCGAAATCAAGGGCACCAACTCCGCCCCAATCCTCTACATGAACGTAACCCTCCAGACCGCTGGAGACCAAGCAATCGCATAGCAGTATGAGCGTAACCGACGGACAAATCAGCAATCGCATGGGCATCGTCATCTCCCCGGACGGGACGAGCGGCGATCTCCAGAAGGTCTTCAACCGCAGCAACACCAACAAGGCATGGTTCTTCGTCTACGCCGACATCAACATGTGGTCGTCGCACAAGCCCTTCCGCAACACGACGATTTTCACCGACCACTACGACAACGCGAACTCGGCGCGGTGGGCCGCGCTCGTGGCGGCGAACTTCTCCCTATCGATCCCGCGCCACAACGCGACGGACTTCAAGTCGCACTACTCGGACACCTGGAGCCTGCTCCGCGCCCGCGGCCCGGCATATAACGAGCCCCAGCGTGCCTGGGACTTCGAGCAGTACCGGCACAACTGCCCGTGGCTGCTCGGACCGACGACCTTCGGCGGCGTACAGGACGGCTACTACACCATCTTCAACGGCTACCTCTCCGTGCCGCGCACGCAGTATATCTACCCTGGCGACCTGCTCACCCTCTCGCTCCAATGCGCCGAGGACCCCGACACGGGCGTCCCCGGCATCATCTACCCCTACTCCTTCTACCGGGAGCAGCTGGCGGACCTCGACCTCTCGCGCTACTACATGGGAATCGCCCTGCTGGACGCGCAGAACAAGCTCTGGGTCATCACCGGCGACCAGATGCGCTCGCACCATACGCGCGACGACGTGGAGGCGTACATGGCGGTCAACGTCCCGAACTCCATCGTCACCGGCGCCGTGAAGATCATCCCGGTCCTGGCCGAGACCGCCTACCCGTCCTGGGACGACGCGCCCGGCTCCGGGCATTTCATCAGCTTGAACGGCGCCTACCTCTCCCGGCAGATCGGCAGCGCGACGAGCAAGCTCAGCGTCGACGTCGACGCGACGTACAGCAACGGCACGCTCACGATGGTGTGGACCATCAAGAACGAGACCTCCAGCGACGTCAACCTCTCCAACCTCTACTCCTACATCATGTCCGCGGAGTCCTACTACAACGAGGGCGACTCGGACCACAATCCGCCGACGACTGGCGGCTACGGCGTAACGGACTACATCGACGAGCACTGGCCTGGCGCGGCACCCTACACCCCGCCGTCCGACCACATGGGCCTCTCCAACCCGCCGGACATTTACCTCTCCGACTGGATTAGCGGCATCGGCTCGCCGGCCTACCTCGCGGCCCGTGGCTACAACGCCCGGACGGACTTCCGCGCCGCCAACAACAATAGCGACACCATCCGCGTCGGCGCGACCGTCACCTGGACGAAGACCATGAACATCGGCAACGATGACGGCTGCGGCTACTACGCCGACGGCGTGTTCGTGGCGGCCTGCATGTACGTCAACATGAACGCCTACACGGAATACTTTGCAGACTAAAACCCTTAAAAACACATCTTATGAAAGCAACATCCGATTTTTCCTGGACCAAGATTCTCTGCATGTTCGGAGCTGGTCTCGCGCTGTTCTTCGCCTTCGTGAACGGGGGCAGCGCCGGCATCCTCATCAAGGCCGGCAACGGCTTCAATGGTTTCGGCTCCATCGCCTCCGCCCTCGGCTGGGTGGTCGTCGCCGTCGGCCTCTACAAGTATTACCAGAAATGGGACGCCGCCCGCACCGGCGCCGACAAAGCAAACTCTAAAACCACCGAGAAATGATTACCAACGCGCACATCTTCGCCCTCTACCACCACAAGGGCATCATGAACATCACGACGCACTCCCTGGGCGTCGCCCACGCCTACAAGATCGTGAACTTCAAGCGGGCCGTCCGCAAGCTGCTCGCCGCCTACGATGAGGCCCGCGCCGCGCTCGTCGCGGAGGTCGGCATCAAGGACGAGCCGAAGTTCCGCCGCGACCTCGCCGCCCTGCGCGAAAACAAGGCCCGCACGCCGGAGCAGGACAAGGAGCTCGCCGCGATGGAGGAGCAGGACCGCAAGCTCGCCGGCCTCGCCGGGCAGCTGCTCGCCGAGCCGGTCAGCATCGAGGGCGTCAAGGCGCTCCCCTACGAGGAGTGGAAGAAGCTCCAGGACGAGAACGCCGCCGACAACCGCCACCCGGAGATGCTCTCCGGCACGATGACTGTCCCCAAGCGCTTCAACGAGGACGGCTCCGCCGAGTTCGAGGAGGTGGACGTCGAGCTGCTGATGGAGGGCATCCTCTGGACCGCCCCCGCCGAGGAGACTGAATAACTCAAACCCAATACCACTATGGCAAAGAAACAACTGATCCAGAACTCCATCTCCGCCGTGATGCAGATGGCGTTCCCGTCCGCCATGGCGGACGACAGCACGCTCCGGGCCGTCTTCTCCCTCGAGGTGAGGGACGGCGTGGCGCTCAACCTTTGGGGTGGCGGCATCTACCAGGGCCGCGAGTTCGTCGGGCCGTTCTCCGGGCTGATGGGCTTCAACCACAACATTGTCGGGGAGAAGAAGGAGGCGGTCGAGGCCCTGCTCGCCGACCTCCAGGTCGCCCTCGAGGAGTACGGCGTGCCGAATCCCGCCGCGCTTGAGGCGCCGGAGGAGCCGGAGCCCGAAACCCCCGCGCAGGAGGGCGGTGAGTGATGGCTACCACCTACGTAAAGCAGTACCAGACCAGAGCGCTGTTCGACTCCGCGCTGTCCGGGGGCGAGATCGCCACGCTGATGAACGGCGTGACGACCACCAACCCCTCCGTCGCCATCGATGCCTACATCTACGAGACCGGCGAGACGATCTCCTGCGGTGTGAACATCATGGTCGACGAGCGCGGCATCGGCATCGGCGACGTGGTGCTGTGGGACAAGACGAACAAGGTCTTCGTCGGTATCGCCAACAAGTGGCTGGACCGCAAGACCGCGAGCCCGCCCACGCAGCACAACATGGTCTACGACTCGACCCATTTCATGGGTAACTCCAACAACGCCTCGCGCTACGTCTTCTGCGGCTGGTGCGTCCGGCGCAAGGGCAACAAGATCAGGATCGCCGGCACCCCGGCGAGCAAGCCCTGGACGCAGGCGAACTCCAGCGACTACGCCTGGTCGATCACCGGCCTGACGAACTACACCACGACCATCAAGAAGTACGGCGGCACGCAGCCCGTCTCCGGCTTCGGCCACGCGACCTACTGCTGGCCCTCGCTCCGCTACCAGGAGTGGTACTACGGCGTCTCCGCGCCGAGCACGGCGTGGCTGCCCGTGACGCGGGAGTCGTGGTCCTCGCAGCTGGCGAGCCACCCGACGTACATCACCGTCACCAACGGCTCCGGCACGTCCGTGGACATCAACCCGGCGGACTACGGCTACTCCTACGACCGCTTCATGAACACCATCTACCAGCCCCGCGTGCCGGCGGCTGAAGGTTCGTTTGCGGACGCGGACGGACGGGCCAACACGCGGGCGATCTACGACTGGCTGACGACCAACAAGAGCGCGTCCATCGCCAACGCATCGGCGGCGGGCTACTGCTGGAACTACGCCGTCTCTAACGTCCCCGGCCTGGAGGCGCACAGCTGGTTCCTGGGCTCGATCCGGGACGTCGGCGAGATCGCAGCCTTCCGCTACGTGTGGGGCGGCGCCTGGGGCTCCGGCTACTTGTGGTCGAGTACGCAGTATAGTGCCTACAACGCCTGGCCCGTGAACTACGATGGTAACGCCCGCAACGCCACTAAGTACTACGAGTTTTCGGCGGTGCCTCTCGCAGACCTGATCCTGACTTCCTAAAAACCTTAATCCTTATGACCGACGCAAAGAAGCAGAACGGTGCCGGTCGGCGGAAGCCGACCCAATTGGAAACCTTAAAAGTATACGAATCGTTCCGGCGATTCAGGAAATACGCCTTTGTCGCCATCGACAACATGCCGCGCTGGATAAAGAACTCCGAGGGCGTCGAGCTCCGCCGGGGTATCAAGGTCTGCCTGCGCTGCCTCTCGAAGATCGCCCGGACCTACGACCGCGCGGTCAAGCTGGCGAAGATTGACGAGTTCCTGGAGGAGTGGGACGTGATCTCCGATTCTATACTTTTCTGCTTCGAGGCGAAGGGCATAAGCGGGCACCAGCGCGACGTGCTTCTCGGGAAGCGCGAAGCCATAGAGGAACAGGTGTCTGCTTTTCGTACCTGGCTGGCATCGTCACAGCCTGGTCGTGACGAGAATCCGAAGGGTCAAGACGGAGCCGCGCAGGTCGGCTCCGCCGGCCCCAGGAGAGAGTCGTTTGATTCTATATCAGGTGGGCCGCGCTCTCATGCAGAGCTATAACACAAGTCGGCTATTCAACGCAGTATAGTGCCAACAACGCCTGGAACGTGAACAACGATGGTAACGCCAACAACAACAATAAGTACAACGAGTTAACGGCGGTGCCTCTCGCAGAACTGATAAGAGCAGACATGGATAAACAAAGCAGACACCTCGTTCCCCTGGGCTCCGTTTGGGATGCCTACTACGACTGTGTCAAGAACAAACGAAACACGATGAACGCGATGACTTTCAACCTCGACCTCGAGCGCAAAATCCGGCGCCTCTGGCGCGAGATAGATGGCGGGACCTACGCCATCGGGAGGAGCATCGCCTTTATCGTGGAGCATCCCGTCAAGCGGGAGGTCTTCGCGGCGGACTTCCGCGACCGCATCGTCCACCATTGGATATGCCTGCGGCTGATCCCGCTCTTTGAGGCGTACCTCTCCCCGCGCATGTTCTCCAACCGGGTGGGCAAGGGAACCCTCGCCGCGATCTACAACGTCGCCTTCGACCTCTACACGCAGACCGATGGCTACACCCGCGACGCCTGGATATGGAAGTTCGACATCCAGGGCTTCTTCATGAGCATCGACAAGCGGCTCCTGAACACCAAGCTCCAGTCGTTCATCGACGAGCGCTACGAGGGCGCGGACAAGCCGGTCCTCAAGCGGCTCACCGAGCAGGTGGTGATGCACTGCCCGCAGCTCAACTGCGTGCGTAAGTCCGTGCCGAGCGCCTGGGACGGCCTCCGTGCCGACAAGTCCCTTTTCAATCAGGACGAGTGGCACGGGCTCGCCATCGGCAACCTCACCAGCCAGCTCTTTGCGAACTTCCTCCTTTTCGACATGGTCCGCTTTATCACGGACCACGGCCTCCCTTGCATCACGCAGTACGTGGATGACTGCGTGGTCGTCGCGCCCGACCTGGACGCCGTCAAGACCTTCATCCCGGAGCTCCGCGCCTGGCTGCGGGACGCGATGGGCCTGCGCCTCCATCCACGCAAGTGCTACATCCAGCACTACCAGAAGGGCGTCTCCTTCGTGGGCGGCATAATCCGCCCGCACCGCGTCTACGTGAGCAAGCGGACGGTCCGGCGCGGCCTCGCCAAGCTCAACTGGATGCTCCGCACGGGCGTGCACCTCTCCGACCCGGAGGGCTTCCAGGCGTCCGTCAATTCCTACCTGGGCCTCGCCCAGCATTTCCGCGCCTATAAGTTCCGCCGGCGGATCGCGGACACGATCCTCGCCGAGCGGTCCGGCCTCTACGCCTTCACCGGCGGCTGCTATTCGATGGAAATCCTAAAAACTCAATACCATGACTGAAGTACAACGCAAAATCGCACGCTTCCGGGAGATGACCCGGAACGTCAAGACGAGCACCACGATCGGGCTGTGGGTCTGCGTCCTCTCGTCCGTCGGGCTTTTCATCACCTCGTTTATCGTCCCGCCGACGGGCGCCATCGACCCGTCCGTCCTCAAGGCGGTGGCGTACCTTTTCGCCTTCGCCGCGCTCTTTGAGCTCCGGGAGGCGGTCATCGAGGGCCTGGGCGTCAAGCTCACCCACGGCAACACCACGATCGAGATCAAGGACCAGGACGGCAAAAAGGGCGATGAGGAAACCAAAACCGACGAAGGCGATGATTGAGATCAAACTGAAACGTAACCCCGCCGAAAGCGGCCCGGGCTACACGCACGGACGGCTCTTCCTTGAGGAGTGCGGCTTCCTTTGCTGGACCCTCGAGGATGAGGACCGGGGCCTTACCTCCGACATGGATCTGGCGAGGATCAAGGCCATCAAGGTACACGGCAAGACCGCCATCCCGACGGGCAGATATCGCGTTGAGCTGCGGGTCAGCCCGAAGTTCAAGGACCGCCCCTGGGCGAAACCCTTCGGCGGGCTGGTTCCGTACATCCTCGACGTTCCTTGCTACAACGGCGTTTGTATGCACGTCGGGACGACGCCCGACGACACGGATGGATGTCCGCTGCTCGGCATGGTCAAGGGAAATAAGCGCGGCCGCCTCTACGAGTCGACCGCTGCCTACCGCGACCTGATGACACACTACCTCGTCCCGGCGCACCAGCGCGGCGATCAAATTTGGATCACAATCGAATAAATAACATGACCACCTACCAGCGCATTTTGGGGCTCGTTTGCCTCGTGGTGGGGACTTCCCTCGCCATCTTCATCGCGTCCAAAATAGGCCAAAAGAGGGGCTACTCCTCGGGCTACCGGGACGCCCTCTCCAGCATAAAGCCCGACACCGTCTACCGGGACACGACCATCTACAAGGACCGCCCCGTCCCCGTTGAGGTCAAGCCCGCCGGGCAGGAGTTCTACCCGGTCGGGACGGTGGCCCAGCTCAAGAAGGTCATCGACTCCCTGGCGGCGGTCCGCCCGGACACCGCCTTCGTGGAGGTTCCCGTGCCGATGGAGACCAAGCTCTACCGGGACGAGAAGGACAGCACCTACGAGGCCCAGGTCACCGGCTACCGGGCGTCCCTCGACTGGGTGAAGGTCCGCCAGCGGACGGCCTACATCGATATCCCCATCCCGACCCCGGTCTATCCCGAGCTCCTGATCTCCCCGGCGGCGTCGGTCTACTTCGACCCCGGCGGGCTGATGCTCGGCGGCGGCGTGGCGGCGGACGCCTGGCACGGGCGCTGGGAGTTCTCCATCGACACCGGCTACGGCATCCACATCGGCCCCCAGGGGAGCACCCCCGGCTGGTACGGGCGCTTGCGCGTCGGGCTCAACCTCATCCGAAAATAGACACCATCCCAGGAGGATTTCTTCATATTGGTTTTAGTATTAGTTTGGAGCCCCGGACGTCGTGATGACATCCGGGGTTTTGTAAAAAGGTTCACGCGCGTGCGAAACTTTGAAACTTATTTCTTATCTTCGCTGAAACTTTTGTTTGACGTGAGTGGCTGTGGAAGCCGCAACAAAGGAGGAAGACCTATTGACCGATGGAATGGATGGGGCTTCCGAACCCGCCCGGAGGGAGTGCTACCCGCCGGGCTTTTTTGCTTTTTTCGCATCAGGTTGACGTTTGGTTGACGCGGAGCGCAAAATAAAAACCGCCGCATCGTTGAATATCAGCGACTTGGCGGCTTTGCGTTGTACCCCCGAGGCGGACGGAGCGCCCTGCAAGGGCCTCCGGGCGATCCCGCGCTCCCCCGCTGGATTTACCGCCCACGTGCAAGCCCTCGGGCCATTTTCCACCGCCGGCCGTCTTGCCGGGCCTTGCGGCTCCGTGCGTTAGATTGCAATCAGGTTGACGCGCGGTTGACGCGAAAATCATTATCTTTGCCGAACAATCGCATCGGCTATGGCATCCATCACCACCTCACTGTCCCGGACCACCGACGGGCGCGGACAGTCGGAGATCCTTCTCCGCGTGTCCGTCGCGCGTGGAAAAGTTTACAGGCTGCAGAGCGGCCTTTTTGTGGCTCCGTCCCGCTGGAAGGACGGGGCCATTGTCGTACCCCGGCTCGAAACCGACGAACAGCGCGAGCTGCTGGCCACGCGTCGGAAGCTGGAGGATCTGCGGGCCGCCCTGCTCGACGCGGTCGCCGCCGCCGGGAAGGAAGGCGTCTCGCGGGAGCTGCTTCTCGACACCGTTGACCGCTTCAACCATCCAGAGCGCCGGGCCTGGGACGGCGGCCCCGCCTTCTTTGACGCCCTGGACGAGTATATCGCCACGCAGAAGGTCAGCGCCCTGCGCCGCACCCACTACGGCGTGATCCGGCGGGCGCTGGAGCGCTGGGAGGTGTATCGCGGCTGCTCGCTTTCGCTGACTGCGTTCAGCAAGGACGACATCCGGGAGTTCGAGCGCTTCCTGGCGGACGAGCACGAGCTCGCCGCCGACCGGCGCTGGCGCAAGCTGTATGCCGGCCTCTCGGTCCGCGAGGTCCCCGGAGTCCGGGGGCGGAACACCATCATCGACTACCTCGTCATCCTGCGGGCGTTCTTCCACTGGGCGCGGCGTCAAGGGATGACCGCCGCCTGCCCCTTCGACGGCTACCTCATCGGCTCCGCCGTCTACGGAACCCCATACTATATCAGCGTCGAGGAGCTCGACCGGGTGCGGCGCGTCAACCTCCGCCGGCACCCTGATCTGGCCGCGCAGCGCGACATCTTCGTCTTCCAGTGCCTGACCGGCCCGCGCGTCAGCGACCTGCTCGCCTTCACGAAGGACGATATCGTCGGCGGCTTCCTGACCTATATCCCCGGCAAGACGGCGGAGAGCAAGCCGAAGACCGTCCGGGTGCCGCTCAACGCGGCCGCCCGCGAGATCGTGGAGAGGTACGCCGATCTGCCCGGCGAGCAGCTGCTCCCATTCATCTCCTCGCAGAACTACAACCACGCTATCAAACGGATTTTCCTCGCCGCCCGGCTGACGCGCCCGGTGTCCGTCCTGGACCCGGTGACGCGGCGCGAGGTCAAGCTGCCGCTCAACGAGGTGGCCAGCTCGCACCTCGCCCGCCGGACATTCATCGGCAACCTGTACAAGCAGGTGAAAGACCCCGCGCTGGTGTCCGCCCTGTCCGGCCATGCCGAAGGGTCGACGGCCTTCGCCCGGTACCGCGACATCGACGACGAGATGCGGGAGGGCCTGGTGGATCTGCTCGAGGTAAAGAAATAATACCAGGGCATTTGGTAATCAGGTAAAAATGTTTACCTTTGCCTCGAAAGAAACTTTTTCATAGGGACTTGGTTAGAAGTACCCGAGAGATGTTTCATAGCCAATTGCGGGGCGCCGGCGTCGGGATGACGCCGGCGCTTTTCTATTTCCAGGCCCCCCGCCCGGTCAGCAGCCAGTCCGCGCTGACGCCGTATTCAAACACCAGGACGGCAAGCCACTCCGGGCGCAGGATCCTGCGCGAATGGTCGGCGGCCTGCTTGTCAAAGTTCCTGCGGTCGCAGCCCAGCTGCCGGCATAGCCGGTACTGATTGGTCGCGCCGGCCTCCAGCAGCCGGCCGTAAGCCTCGAAGAAGCGGTCAGTCGGCGTTCCCATTTTCCGGCTCGGTTATCAGTATGAGCGTCCCGCTGACGATGTATTTCGTGATGGAGAGCGAGGTGCTGCTGTGCTCGGCGGTGATCTTAAACTCCGTCATGCCGTTTGCGCCCAGCTTCCTGGCCTCTTTGTACGCGGTCTCAATCAGGACGGATCCGGGGACAATCTCGTACCCGGTCGATGCGGACAGGGCCGGCGTCACCTCGACATAGAGGATGCCGAGCGGGATGAACGGCCCGTTGTATTCCCCGGTCAAGAAGTAAAAGCCCTTTGTTGAGTAGGGGCGGAAGTCGGCGAAGGTTGTCTCAACCTTGCGCTCGTGTGCCGTGATGCCGCACCCGGAGAGGAGCGCGACCGCGAGGAGAAGAAGTGCCGCGTGTCTCATTTCTCGCCCTCCTTCCCTTTTGCCCAAGCGTCGACCATCGTACCGATGATGCGCTGCTGCTCGCGGACGGTCGCCGTCAGGTCCGTCACCATCTGCGCGAGCTCCGCCGGCACGAAGATTCCGGCCGATTTTGCGGGCCTCGCGGTCCGGGGCGGCAAATCCCCCGCCCCGGCGCTTTGGGTCAAATCTGCGGGCGCTGGCGCGGCTTCTTCGCCACCTATGAGCATCACGTTGGACTCCCCCGTCAGGAAGTCCGGGTTTATCCGGGGATCGAGAGCGCAGAGCTTGTCGCCCAGGGACGCGGCGATCGGCTTCCTCCCGGATAGGATCTGCGAGAAATAGGAGGAGTTCGGATAGCCGAGAATTTCACCCACCTCCTGCTGGGATTTGTTAGTCTCTCCGACCACCCACTGAACGGCGGTGCGGAGTCGATTTGCGAGGATCATAGCCAAAAAGTAAAATTTTTTACCCTTTTTTCAAGTAAAATTTTGTTTTTACGGTAAAAAGGTTTATTTTCGCGGTGTCAAATGATTTTTGACAAAGGTAAAACAATTTACCGACCCGCACAATAGCAAATATTTATAACACGCATTTGGTTATGACACAGCAAGAATTCCAGAAACTGACCGGCACCGAGGTCACCAGCGACACCTACGACTACATCCAGCGCATTTACATGGCCGCCGGAGACATGGACAAGAAATCCTTCTGCGAGGATTGGAGGGACGGCTTCGTGTGCGAGTCGAAGATCGTGTCCCACCTCGTCAACGAGGTCGAGGTCTGCCGCACAACCATCAGCAACTACGAGAACCGGCTCGAGAACGACGCGAACAGCCTCAAGACCCTCATCGACTCTTTTGTCGACTTCCTGGTCTACGAGGCCGAGCACTACTCCGCCCCCGCCCTCCGGGACAAGGCCATCAAGCTGGTCGGCATCCGCGAATACCTACGCCGCAAGATTGCGGCCGGCTTCGAGCTCTGGAAGGAGGACCGCGAGGCCCTGGACGAAATCCTCAAAACGAAATAGCCATGCGCAAGTTTATCAACATCCTCCTCGCTGCGGCCCTCGTCGGCTGCATCGTCTGGGCCGCGGTCGCGCCTCGTATGCAGGCCCTGATTCCGACCATCCTCGGCATCATCGACGGGGAGGTCCTTCTTTCCAGGAACACCGACTACATTAAACATTACTAAACCCAACGTCACATGGAAGAAAACACCAAAATTGTCCCGTCCGCGATCGAGAAGGACGGCAAGGTCATCGGGGTGCGCATCCCCGTCATCAACAAGGCGCTCTACTTCGGCGAGATCTCCGAGAAGGAGATGGAGTGGAGGGACGCGATGGCCCACGCGGAGAGGCTGGGCCGCAAGCTCCCCACGCTCAAGGAGGCCCACCTGATGCTCTACTTTATCGACGAAATCAAGGAGATCGCGCAGCAGGCCGGCTTCGACTTCCGCCTCTGGTGGTGGACGTCCACGGAATCGCAGTATAGTGCCACCAACGCCTGGCTCGTGGCCTTCGATGGGGGCGCCGGCTACAACTATAAGTACTTCGAGTTGCCGGCGGTGCCTCTCGCAGACCTGGATCCTGATGCCTGACACCTTCAACCTTTAACCCGCGGCGGAAGCCGCGAAACTGGAAGCGCAGCACAGTCGGTCGTTGCAAGTACCCGGCGAACGATAATCTTTTGAAACTTTCGGTTATTCGTTCAAGCAGTCGCCGCGGAGAAAAGACGGAGGTTCGAGTCCTCCCGCTTCCACCAGCAAATTCACTTCAAACACAGTCAAATGGAAAAGAAACATCCCATCGAAAACACGACCGCCGCGTTCTTCTACGACCGCGCCGGGAATCTCCTCTCCTCGACCATCGTCGAGGTGGAGTGGCAGCGAAACGGCATCGCCTTCACATCCAACGGCTTCTCCGAGCCGAAGGACGCAAAGCAGATGCTCGAATCCTTCAAAGAGATCAAAGGCGTCGACCAGGTGGTCGGCTGGCTGACCAGCTCCTCCGGGCGCTGCCGCTGTTTTGTCGTCCCCCCCCACACGGGCAGCAGCCGGAGACCTTCTCCAATACCTCGAGTCCATCGAGGAGCACTACTTCAAGCGCCACCCCGAGGCGCCCGCCTTCGAGCTCAAGCCCAGCGCCACTAAATCCTGACAGCCATGTACGCAGCAGCACAAGCTATCAAGACCACGATCTCGCCGGAGGGCCTGCGGGCCTTTGTTCTGGCCATCGAGAACCCCGACGGCAAGTCCACGCCGGAGGGCCGCCGGGCCTACTACCGCATCGTGTACGACGAGCGCAAGGAGCCGACGATGCACGACTGCTTCTTTGCCTTCGGCAAGGAGCAGTTCGAGACCGCCATCAGGAACCACCACCTGGAGGGCGAGCTCAAGGCCGGGCGCATCAAGTCCGGCGGCGCCGGCCTCTACGGCACCGCCGAGGGCATCCGCCAGCTCCACGAGGACTACGGACGGATGGAGGTCGGCCAGCGCGAGGCGCTGACCGCCGCCGGCGTCACACCGCAGGACTGCTACCTGGCGGAGTACGACAACTACGAGTGCATGTACGATTGGGACGGCGACCTCAACGCCCTGCGCCGCACGGCGTTCTGGTTTGGCGTCGACTCCCTCAAGCGCATCCGGCGCAAGGGCTTCGCCTGCGCCGCTATCGAAGATCTTATCAACAACAACCAGCTCTAATACAAATGACGAACACCAACAACAAACCCACCGCGACGCGGGCCTTCTGCAAGGGCCTCCGTCAGCTGCGCATCTGCGACGAGCAGGCCGCCAAGCAGGAGATCAGGGATATCCTCGGCGTGACCACCAACCAGATGCTTCTCAACTACGCGAAGGGCCGCACCGCGACCCTCGACGTCGGCAAGGCCCTGGCCATCCAGGAGGTTTTCAAGCGCTACGGCGTCACTGACTGCTGGGGCCTGTAAGCCATGAACGAGCTCGCCACCGAAACCATCCTCACCCCGGCCGAGACCCGGATTGCCTCCGGGTACGCCTACGGGCTGATCGGGAAGGAGATCGCGGACGCCTGCGGCGTGTCGTACAACACCGTCGTGCGGCACACGCAGAACATCTACGACAAGACCGGCATCCGGCGCAACACCAACGCCCTGGCCGCGTGGTTCCTTTCGAGGAACTTCGGCATCGATCTGGACGAGTTCCGCCGCCGGCTGGTGGGCGCCCTGCTGCTCGTGCTGCTCTGCGTGCAGACGGCCAGCTTGGACTTCGGCAACCCTGCCGCCAGGAGGTGCTCCGCACGGAGGACCGAGGCGCGGAGGACCGCCGGACGCAAGGGCCGCCGGGACGAGCGGGAACTTGATCTACTCACACTCTAAAACCATCACACAAAGATGAAAGAAAACCGATTTACAACCGACCTCCCGGAGATGATGGTCGGAATGTACGCGGCGGAGGATATCCGCCGGCATTGGACGGAGGAGGTCGTCGACGAGGACGCCGGCGAGGACGCCGGCGAGGTGACCCCCGTCGACCGCAGCGAGCTCGTGCTCCAGACCGTCACCTCCTTCAAGGAGTGCATCGTCATCGAGCGCGAGTTCACCGAGGAGGAGATGCGCGACGCGGACGGCAACCCCATCGAGCGAGCCTTCTACCAGCTGGACACCGTCGCTGCGTGGCGCGATGGCGACTTCGCCGAGAGCCACATCTTCATCGCCCTGGCCCGCGACGTCGACGAGGCCCGCGCCCAGGTCGAGGACTGGATCAACAGCCGCGCCAACAAACGGATGCAGCAGCTCGCCGCCGACAACCAGGCCGACGGCCTGGAATACAAGAGGCTGTTCGCCGGCTTCGACCTCTCGGTCATCGCCGGCACGAAAATTCCCTGCACGGCCACCGTGCCGGCGGAGCAGTCGAAGGATTTCTACGCCGAGCAGGAGGAGAACACCAAAAACCAGGAGAAGGAGGCCTGACGCACTATGGACATCCGAATCAAATCAATCACTCTGCACAATTTCAAGGGCCTGCGCGACGCGTCCTTCGACTTCAACGGAGGCAACGCCCGCATCGAGGGCGACAACGGCAGGGGCAAGAGCACGGTCTTCGACGCCTTCGTGTGGCTGCTCTTTGGCAAGGACCACGCCGGCCAGGACTGGACCAACTTCGACCTCAAGCCCATCGACCCCCAGACGCGCGAGCCGATCCACGGCCTGGAGCACTGGGTCGAGGCGGTGCTGACCGTCGACGGCGTCGACACCCGCCTGCGGCGTGTCGTCCTGGAGGACTGGGTCAAGCCGCGCGGCGAGTCCGAGCGCGTCCTCAAGGGCCACAAGCAGGGCTTCCTGATCAACGGCGTGGACACCGGCACGAAGGCCGCCTACGACGCCGCCATCGCGCAGTGGATTGACGAGCGGCTTTTCAAGCTGCTCACAAACCCGCTTTTCTTCATCGACGACCGCTACACCTCCTGGCAGGACCGCCGCAAGGCCATCGTCGCCCTCGTGGGCGGCGGCCAGCTCGAGGCCCTGGCCGATCAGTTCGCCGATCTGCTCAAGGAGATGGCCGGCGAGCCGATGGAGACCTTCCGCAAGCGCATCGCCGCCGCCCGGCGCGAGAACAAGCGCCAGCTCGACGAAGCCACCGCCAGCGCCGCCGCCTACCGCAAGGCGCTGCCCGAGGTCCCCGTCATCAGCGGCGAGGACGAAGCCGAGACACTTGCCCGCCGCGACGCAGAAATTTCCGGGATCAAGGCGAAAATTTCCGACCTTGACGTGAGAATTTCCAGCGCGACCGACGCAGCCGCCGAGAAGCGCAAGGCCGTTGATGAGAAAAACCGCGAAATTTTGGCCTTCCGGGTCAAGATGGGGGATTTCCTCGCCGAGCAGCTAAAGGCGAAGCAGGCGGAGAATGAGGCCCGGAATCGGGCCGTTATCGACGCGGGCAACCAAGTGAGCCGCATCGAAGTGTCGATCGCGGACAACCGGCGCCTCGCGGAGAAGGACCGCCAGGCCATCGAGGACTACAACGTCACCCGCTTCGAGGACGCTGCCCGCCTCAAGGACCTGGGCGACCGCTACGCGAAGGAGCGCGACCGCGTGTTCCAATTCGACGGCGCCGAGGTCTGCCCCAGCTGCGGCCGTCCCTACCCGCCGGAGCAGGTGGCTGAGGAGCGCGAGGCGAAGGCGGCGCAGTTCGTCGAGGAGCGCAAGGCCGAGATGGACAAGATCATGGCCGAGGCCGAGGCCCTGCGCGAGAGCATCAAGAAGACCGACGGCTGGATCCGGGAGCGCTCCACCGAAGCCGAGAAGCGAGAGGCGGAGATCCGAGCCCTCGAAGCGGCCCTGGCCGACGCACGCGAGACGCTCGCCGATGCGCAGGCCGTCCCGCAGGTCGACATGGCCCGCGCCGAGGCCGAGGTCCGCGCCAGCGCCAAGTACCTGGCCCTCGCCGATCAGGAGCGCAAGATGGTGGCCGTGCTTGACGGCATGGCCGCCGGCGCCGGGGACGGCGAGGTCAAGGAGCTGCTGGCCGAGCGCCGCAAGCTCGAGGCCGATATCACCCTCGTAACCGACCGCTACGCCGACCAGCTGCGCCCCTTCCAGGACGCGAAGGCCGTCGCCCGTGAGCGCGAGCGCATCGAGGGGATGATTGCCGACGCGGAGAAGCAGGCCCGCGGCTTTGCCGACGAGGTGGCCCGCCTGGAGCGGCTGGAGGACCGCGCCGCGCAGTACGTCAAGGCCGAGATCGACTCGATGGAGGAAGCCATCTGCAAGCTGTTCCGCGTGGCCCGCTGGAAGATGTTCAGCACGACCATCGACGGCGGCCTGCAGGACATGTGCGAGGTCACGTCCCCGGACGGCGTCCCCTACCGCAGTATGAACGACGCGCAGAAGATCCTCTGCGGGATGGACGTCATCCGCGTCTTCTCCGAGGCCTACGGCTGCGCCGCCCCGATCTTCATCGACAACGCCGAGAGCATCACCCGCCGGGAGTTCGACACCACGGCCCAGGTCATCCGCCTGGTGGTGACGCCGGGCGCGGACCTCAACACGGTCGCGGAGGGACCTGCACGATGAACATCATGGAGCTCGCAAAGACCTGCCCGGATATCTTCGTGTCCGTCCGGCTGGGTGACCTCCTGGACGCCAACGAGCGCCTGGCCCGCAAGGTCCGCGAGGAGGTCGAGGCGGAGACCGCCGCCCGCCGCGAGGAGTTCGGCGACTACCTCATCCCGGAGCGCGAGGCTATCAAGGCCCTCGGCAGCCCGGACCCCTCGACGCTGTGGCGCTGGTGGAAGAAGGGCTACCTCCAGAAAGTCAAGATCGGCAACCGCTCCTACTACAAGGAGGGCGACCTCAAGCGAATCATCAACAACAATATCGTTATCAACTCATAGTCAAACAAATTCAAGTCATGGGAAACAACTACAAACCCAATCAGGGGGCCGGAGCGGTCCCCGCGCCGAAGGCCCAGGGCGCAGCGCCGGCGGCCGACTACATCACCTACAAGAACCAGATCACGGCGTCCGTGATGCGTAAGATTGCCGACCTGCAGGCGCACGGCGGCGTCTCCGTCCCGACGGGCTACAACGCCAATAACCAGATCTATCTCGCCTTCCTGAAGCTGGCGATGATGGAGGACCAGAAGACGCACCAGCTCATCCTCCCGATGGTCACGCCGCAGAGCGTGGCCAACGTCTTGCTGACGATGTGTATCAAGGGCCTGTCCCTGGACAAGAGCCAGTGCGCGTTCATCAAGCGCGGGAACGAGCTCACCCTCCAGGTGCAGTACCAGGGCAACATGATGCTGGCCAAGCGCGTCGGCGCCGGCGACCCGCAGGCGCAGGTCATCTACGAGGGCGATATCTTCGAGTACGAGATCAACCCCCGGACGGGGAAGAAGACCATCCTCCGGCACGAGCAGAAGCTCGAGAACATCAAGAACGGGGAGGGCGGCAAGCATATCCTCGGCGCCTGGTGCCTGGTGCCCTACGCCGACCACCCGGAGCTCGACCCGAAGGTCGAGGTGATGACGATGGAGGAGATCCGCACGGCGTGGCTGCAGGGCGCCACGAAGGGCGAGAGCCCGGCGCACAAGAACTTCCCGCAGGAGATGGCCAAGCGCACGGTCATCAACCGGGCGTGCAAGCTGTTCATCGAGTCCTCCTCCGACACGGGCGTGTACGACAACGCCCAGGAGCCCGAGTGGCAGGATCAGACGAAGGCGGACGAGACTCCGACCCCGGTGGCCGGCTTCTCCGGCCTGCCGGCCCAGGCGCCCAGCGAGGCGGCCGTCCGCGCAGCTTCCAACGACCCGCAGGCCGACGGCGCGAAGGTCGACAAGCAGACCGGCGAGATTATCGACGAGGCGGCCCAGGACCCGGAGCCTGAACCAGCCCCCGCCCCCGCACCGGCGCCTGCGCCGGAGCCCGCCGAGCAGCAGCAGGGAACCCTGGGTGATGACTTCTTCCGCATGTAGTATGAAACTCACCGTCCTTGCAAGCGGCTCCGCCGGCAACGGCTACGTTCTCGAAGGGAGGACCTCCGCACTCATCATCGAGTGCGGGGTCTCCCCGGGGAGGGCGTTCCGCGAGACCGGCATCAGCCCGTCAAAGGTCTCCGGCGTCCTTGTCAGCCACGAGCACGGCGACCACGCCGCATACCTGGAGCGCTACTGCCGCCTGGGGATGCCGGTGTTCGCGTCGGTGGGTACGCTGCGGGCGCGGAACGCCTGTGCCTTCCCGCGCGTGTTCGCTCTGGCAGCGGATCGCCCCGCCCAGGTGGGAGACTTCTACATCATGCCCTTCGCCGTCGACCACGACGCTGCCGAGCCGCTGGGCTTCTTTGTCAGGGGGCCGGAGATCGGCCGCCTGATGTTCATCACCGACGCGGCCCGCATTCCCTGGGACCACGTGGACATTTGTATGGACACGATCATGGTCGAGGCCAACTGGTCCGAGGAAATCCTCGACGGCCGGGTGGCACGTGGCGAGGAGGAGATCAGCCGGGCGGCCCGGATCAAGGAGACGCACCTGTCCCTGGAGCAAGCCTGCAAGCTCGTCGGGTGGATCGACGGCCCGGCCCTGCGGAACGTGGTGCTCTTGCACCTTTCCGACCGCAACAGCGACGCCGCACTCTTCGCCGCGCAGACGCGCAAAGCTGTCCGCCTCGCGGACGTTCACGTGGCCCGTCCGGGCCTTTCCATAGAACTTTCAAGCACCGAATATTTCAGCAACCTATGAACGACGGACCCTATATGACGCACGACATCGGCGCCCGGAACGACCCGAAGCTGGTGGAGATCGAGATGGCCATGAAGGGCCAGGGCAAGGCCATTTGGTGGGACCTGGTCGAGTGGCTGTGGGAGGCCGGCGGCTACCTGCCGATGGACTTCAAGCGGCTGGCCTACACGATGCGCTACTGCACCGAGGAGGAGGTCCGGGCGGTGGTGATGGACTTCGGCCTGTTCGAGAACGACGGGGATCGGTTTTGGAACAACTCCGCCCTCGCCCGGATCCAGCATAAGAAGGACGTCTCCACGTCCCGTTCCGACGCCCGTCGCGGCGCATCCCGGAGCGGTTCTGCAACAAATGAAAATCAATTGTCCGACAATTGTCCGACAAATGAAAATCAATTGTCCGCTAATAAATCAATAAATAAATCAAGAAATAAAGAAATCAATCCCCCGCGCGGGGACGCGCGGGCGGAGGAGGAGCGGATTTTTGAAATTTTGTTTTTCAGGAATCTGGAGGAGCCGGAGAAGGAGCTCGCCCGCTTCCGCGAGCACTATTGGGACGGCGAGCGCTGGCGCGACCCGTCCGGGGCCGAGGTAAAGTCTCTCGACCGCGCTGCGCAGAAGTGGGTGCCGGAGAAGGCCGGCCCCCGTTTCCAGGTGCAGGGATTCCTGGCCTGGTATAAGTCGCTGTACGCGCAGATGAAGGCCGACGGCTACACGACCGCCGTGCTCGAGGACCTGTTCACCGTCGCGGTGGTCGGAAAGAAATCCTTCTCGCTGGTGTACAGTTCGGACGTGGTCCGGGCGGAGGTCGAGGCCTACGTGCGTGAGAACGCCCTGGAGTCCGGGATGGAACTCAAGTTTATAACTAAACCGTAGCCCTATGGATCCGTTTACCAAAAGCGCCGCCAAGCCCCGCGTCCTCTCCGCCGTGCGAGAACTCTCCGCACAGCGCTGGCCCAAAGTCGCCCTCCTCCGCGCCGTGTCCCGCGAGACCGGCATCAGGGAGGCGGATGTCACCGAGATCGTCCGAGAACTTGAGGAAGCCGGCACGGTTACCACCGGCCGCACCATCTGCGACACGTATATCAAAATCACAAGCCATGAGTCAGACCCTGTTTAACCTCCCGGCCGATCCGACCGACGTCACACTCACCTCGGCGGAGCTCGCCCAGGCACGCTACAAGCTCTGGAGAATCCAGCAGCGCGTCAAAGGCGACACCACCGCCTATAACCAGGCGCGGCTCCTGCTGCAGCTGCTATCCAAAGCCGAGCGCCGCGCCCTCCGGGAGCGCAAGCGCCGACTTTTCAACAAGTAATCAACAACACGTCAAACACTCAATCACTATGGCAAAAGACAACCAACCAGACAACAAGACCGTCGACCCTTTGATGAGGCCGGTCCAAGAGTATCTGGAGAAGCGAGCCGCGGAGGATCCGCAGTTCGCAGAGAAATTCAACAATCCGAAGAAGTCCCTGAAGGAGTGCTGCAAGTACATCTACGGGGAGGCAAAAAAGCGAGCCGGCGGCTCGTCCTGCATATACATCGCCCCGGAGGAGGTCTTCGGGATGGCCGTCCACTACTACGACGAGGAGGACATCAAGGTCACCAGCGCCGGCTACACCGGCCGCGCCACCGTTGCACCCAAACCCGTCGAGCTCACCGCCGAGCAGAAGGCAAAGGCGGAGAAGGCCGCCCTGGAGAAGTACGAGGCCGAGCAGCGTGCCAAGATCGAGGCCCGCGAGAAGGAGAAGGCCAAAGCCGAAGCCGCCAAGCGCAAGGCCGCCCGCGAGGAAGCCGAGCGCCGCAAGGCCCAGGAGGGCGAGTTCAACCTTTTCAACCTGATGGGGATATGAAAGCACGTACCGCGAAAGAGCGGGCCGTCGAGACGGCGACCGCTCAATACATCCGCCCGCTTACCCCGGAGCTCGTCCGGGAGTTCAAGCAGGAGGCCCGCCCGCACCACTTCGTCCGCATCCCGTTCAACCGGCGGGAGCGCGGCGTGTGGTGTACGAACTGCGGGAGCTCCATCGAGTACAACCCGGACCTGCTCGTTAACCTTATCGAGGACAAAGAGCAGACCGTGACCTGCCCCCACTGCGGGGCGGAACTAAAACGGACGCGCTTCATCCGCGACGGCGTAGGCCACAAGCTATTCCGGGACTATTCCTTCATCCTGCTCGCCGAGGTGCACGGCCCCTGGCAGGTCCTCCGCTATTTCTACGTGGACTTCCTGGCCCAGATCGGGAAGGAGCCGGAAATACACGAGCCGATCGAGGCCAGCCGCCGCTGGTACAACATCGAGCACGGCGGGAAGCCGGTGGTCTGGTGCCGATCCCGGATGAGCGGCTGGTACAACTGCGGCTTCGCGCTGGACTCGGAGCTCTCGCTCAAGCGGGAGGGCCACCCCTCAACCGGGTACTACAACTACGGCGCCATACACTACCGCATCGAGGAAGACGCGGCAGTCCCCTCCTCCCGCTGGCACCGCCTCCTGCGGCGTGATGGCTTCAAGGGTGCAAGCACGATGCGGCTGCTCGACCTCGCGGCTTTCGACGTCCCGCTGGTGTTCGGCCACCCGAACCTCGTCACGCTATACAAGGCCCACCAATGGGCGCTGCTGAAATACTACGGCGCCGAGGCGTCCGCAAGTCTCTCGAAGATTCAGGAGGACTGGCCGAGCATCCGCGTCGCTCTCCGGCACGGCTATCGCATCGCCGACCCCGGCCTGTGGCACGACTATTTAGGGCAGCTGCGCGAGCTGGGCGAGGACACCCTCTCCCCGCATTGGATCTGCCCGGACAACCTCCCGCTCGCCCACGATCTCACCAACTCCCGGATCCAGCGCTTGCGCAAGGCCAAAGAGGTCGAGAGGGACAGGCAGCGGGCAGCAGCCGCCGAGGAGAAATACGCCCAGAAAATCGCGCCATTCCGCGACTTGCGGCTCTCCACCGCCGGCGTAGTCATCGCTGTCATCCCGTCCGTCGAGGACGTCAGGCAGGAAGGCGAGCACATGCACCACTGCGTGTTCTCGATGAAATACTACGATAAGAAGACCTCCCTGCTGCTGTCCGCACGAGACGCCGACGGCCACCGCCTGGAGACGATCGAGTTCAACCTCTCATCCGGCAAGGTCGAGCAGTCCCGCGCAGTGCAGAACGGCACCAGCCCAAAGCACAAGCAGATCCTCGCTATGATGGAGGCCGCCGCCGACCAGATCACCGATGCCTGGAAGCGAGCCAAGACCGAGCGGCCGAAGGTTGAGGTTAAGCCCGTCCAGGAGCTGGTTCGGGCCTTTGTTTAACAACCACCAAAACACAACGATATGAGATACCGCAACGCATCCGCATCCAAGCACCGCTACGAGTTCGGCACGGCCACCGTGTTCGTGAGCTCGCCCACGACGATGATCCTCGACGGGCTCATCCCCGGCAAGTTCCACTGCGACATACACCCCGCCGGCGGCGGTCCCGTCGTCAAGCTGGACGTCACTGACTTCTACCCCTGGAGGGCGGCCAACACCGCTCTGGAAACCTACAAAAAGATGCGATATGAGAACTGACGAATTTGTCCGCATGGTCAAAGACATGCGCCAGGCCCAGAAAACCTACTTCAAAACCCGCCGTTTCGATGACCCGGAGGCCTCGAAAAAGCTCGAAGCGGCCGTCGACAAGGCCGTTCAGGAGGTCGAGGACGGCCAGCAGTCCCTTTTCGATTAAAACGTACAGCTATGGAAGTCAAGTACATACGGAAACCCACCTCAAGGAGAAGTGTCAAAGAACGCCCCGCGCCCACCCGCGCACCCGCGCGACACCACGAGAGCGAGCTCCAGCGGGCCTGCGTTCAGTGGTTCCGGCTGCAGTACCCGAAGCACGCCCTGCTGCTCTTTGCGGTCCCCAACGGCGGGGGCCGGTCCCGGATTGAGTCCGCGATCATGCATGGCGAGGGCGTCACCCCCGGCGTGTCCGACCTCATCCTCCTGGAAGGACGCGGCGGCTGGGGCTCCCTCTGCATCGAGATGAAGACCGACAGCCGTAACAGCAAGCAGTCCGCCAAGCAGCGGGCGTGGCAGGGCGCCGCCGAGGAGTACGGAAACCGCTACGAGGTGGTCCGCACCTTTGAGCAGTTCCGCTCGGTGATCAACGACTACATGGGCCTCCCGCAGACGACCGGCCGCGTTGTGGTACACCACGCGGATATCATCTATGACGACCGAGCCATCCGCCTGCTGGCGATGGAGCCGGATCAAACGGGGAAGTCATACCGCTGACGGGAAGCCGTCAAATTCGCACGGAATCGGGGCGGAATCGAACAGGTTCCGCCCTTTTTGGTACGTTTTTCTGCGTACCTGATACGCAATATGAAAAACATTTCATACCTTCGCGTCAACATAACACGTTCAAACAATGACAAATGCCGATTTTTTAACCTACCTCCGCGATAAGCTGGCCACTTCCCAGGCCCAGGCGAATGATAAGAAACTCCCCAAGAGCGAGCAGGCCCAGGCGAAGAACGCCGTCAAGCTGATCACCGACTTCATCAAGATCATGGAGAACTGCTCCGGCCAGATCGCCCGCCGCGTCAAGCGCGACTACCTGCGCCGCCTGGCCAGGTCCGGCATCAAGCTGTAACCCACTCCGGCGGCACGATGGCGGAGCTTCGCTACATCCCAGAGTCCGAGTTCCTCGCGGACCTCTCCAGCCGATTACAGGAGATGGCCCGCGCGGTTGCTTTCTCCGGCCTGACGATCTCGGAGCTCGCCGCCGCCGCCCGCGTCAAGTGGGACACCGTCAGCAAGGTCTCCCAGGGCCAGCCCGTCCGCATGGACTGCGCCGCCCGCATCATGTACGTCATCAAGCAAGCCAAACTACAAGCCGATGCCGCAGAGGTTTAACTCATACTTCCAATCCGTCGAGGGCAACGAGGGCGCGAGGTGTCACTATCCCACGCGCCTCGATACCTACGGCTGCGGGTGCCAGCATAACTGCGGCTACTGCTACGCCCGCTCCCTGCTGGCGTTCCGTGGTATGTGGAACCCGGCCCAGCCTGCGGCGGCCAGTCCCCGCGATATCCTCCGCGTCATCGCCACGAAGCTGCACCCCGGCGACGTGGTCCGCCTCGGCGGGATGACCGACTGCTTCCAGCCGATGGAGAGGGCACGGAAAAACACCCTCCGCGCGATCCGCTGGCTCAACCAGCGCCGCGTCCACTACCTCATCGTCACCAAGAACGACCTCGTGGCCGAGTACATCCCCGAGATGGACCCGGCCCTTGCGCATATTCACGTGTCCATCACCAGCACCGACCCGGCGGTCAGCCGCCGCGTCGAGCCGGGCGCCCCGCTGCCGGAGGCCCGTATCGCCGCCGTCGAGCAGCTGGCCTCCGCCGGCTTCGACGTCTCCGTCCGCCTCTCCCCCTTCATCCCGGAGTGGCTGGACCTGGGCCGCATCAATGCCATCGGGTGCGACAAGGCCCTGGTGGAGTTCCTGCGCGTTAACGCCTGGATCCGCAAGTGGCTGGGCGCTCTTGACCCCCCCGTCGACCTATTGAAGCACACGCTGTTCCACGGCGGATACAACCACCTCCCGCTTACCGAGAAGATTCGCCTTCTCTCCGCCGTCACCGGCTTCCGCGAGCTCTCCATCTGCGAGGACGTGCCGGAGCATTGGGAGTGGTGGCGCGATCACCGCAACGCCAACCCCGACGACTGCTGCAACCTCAAAATCACCAAATGATATGATGAAAATCCAAAGAATCAAGCTGGACCAGCTGCTCCCCAACACGGGGCAGATACCGGGGCTTCCAATCAACCCCCGGCAGTGGACCAAGAGCGACATCGACAAGATCGCCGCGTCGCTGAAAGAAACGCCGGAGCTCTTTGAGGCCCGGCCCATCATCGCCGTCCCCTTCGATGGGAAGTACGTCATCCTGGGCGGCAATCTGCGCTACGAGGGCGCCCGGCAGAACAAGGACGCCGACGCGCCGGTGGTGGTCCTCCCCGCCGACCTCCCCATCGAGAAGATGAAGGAGATCGTCATCAAGGACAACGGATCCTTCGGCGCCTGGGATATTGACGCGCTCGCCAACGAGTGGGATGCAGAAAAGCTCGACGCCTGGGGTGTGCCCGAGTGGGTGACGGGCAATTTGGGTGCGCCCGTTGATGAGTCTGCGCTGGGTGCTCTATTCAAGGAAACGCCGGAGAAGGAAAAGCCTATTGTCCTATCGGTGCAGATCCCGGTAGAGAGTAAGGATAAGGAGGAGGATATTCGTGCCGCCCTGCTCGTCACATTGGAACAGTTCCCTGGCTGTAAGATATTATGAACCTATACCTCGCCGGAGTCAATTCAAGGCCGTATGTGTTATGGAAATCTACCTCGCAGGAGAGAACGGAAAATCTCGAATCCTTGCAGAACAAATCTGGGGGGGGGCAACAATATGAATCTATATCTTGCGGGCGGATTTACGGGCAATCTCTCGGCAGATTGGAAGCGCACGGCGCAGCAAATAGGGGGGGGGCAAAATGAACATTTACCTCGCTGGGGAGCATCCCATAAAGAACGGCAAATATGCACACGGGGGGGGGCAGAAAATACTTGAATCGTTTTATGCCTGCAAAGACAACCCGTGGATTACAAAGCTCATCCCGCACCTCGGAGGATTCCTTTTGGATTCGGGCGCATTTACCTTCATGCAAGGGACTGCGACGGCGAACTGGGATGAATACACGGAGCAATACGCCGGATTCATCAAGACGCACAATATCGACCTTTTCTTTGAGCTGGATATAGACGCCATCGTCGGGCTCCGGGAGGTCGAGCGGCTGCGGGCAAAATTAGAGCGGCTGACGAACAAACAACCCATCCCGGTCTGGCATAAGAGCCGAGGGCTGGAATACTTTACAATAATGTGCAAGGAGTACGGCTACGTCGCCGTCGGCGGGATCGTTTCAAAGGAAATCCCCCGCGAGAAATATGAAGCCGCGTTCCCGTACTTCATCAAGGTAGCGCACGACAACGGCGCCAAGATTCACGGGCTGGGCTACACCAGCTTCGAGGGCATCAAGAAATACCACTTCGATTCCGTGGATTCGACCGCTTGGCTATATGGCAATCGTGGCGGCTATCTATATAAGTTCGACCCCAGGACCGGCAACATGGGGAAGATAACAGCACCAGCCGGGCATCGGCTCGCGTCCCAAGACGCCGCACGATGGAACTTTAATGAATGGATAAAATACCAGCAATATGCAGAAAAGTACCTCTAAAAAAGACAATCTGCTCGTCCTTTCGGGCGGGATGGATTCCGTCACGATGCTCTACGAATACCGGGAGCAGATAGGTATGGCCGTGACCTTCGACTACGGCTCCAACCACGCGGCGAAAGAAATCGCTTGCGCGAAACTCCACGCCGAGCGGCTGGGCATCCCGCACATTATAATCCCGCTCGCGTTCATCAAGGACTATTTCAAGTCCTCCCTGCTCGAAGGTGCCGACGCCATCCCGGAGGGCCATTACGCGGACGAGAACATGAAATCGACCGTGGTCCCGTTCCGAAACGGAATCATGCTGGCGATTGCTTGCGGCATCGCGGAAAGCAACGGCTTGCACCGCGTCATGATTGCAAACCACGCCGGCGACCACGCCATCTACCCCGATTGTCGGGATAAATTCATCGACGCGATGAGCCGCGCCATGCACAACGGCACCTACGAGAATATCCAGATTCTCGCCCCGTACACAAATATCACAAAGGGCGACATCGCCAAGCACGGCAAAGACCTGGGGCTGGATTACTCCGAAACGTGGTCTTGCTACAAGGGCGGGGAGCACCACTGCGGCAAGTGCGGGACCTGCGTTGAGCGCAGGGAAGCCCTTGCCTTCGCCGGAATTGAGGACACAACCATTTACGACGATTGATATGTACTACGCTATCAAAGACCTCGAAATCTCGGCGGCGCACCGCCTCCGTCTTTCGTATGATTCCCCGTGCGAAAATCTCCACGGGCATAATTGGCACATTCGTGTCTGCTGCCGGGCGAAAGAACTGAACGCCGACGGAATGGTGCTGGACTTTACTCATATCAAACGGGCCATTCACGGACGGCTCGACCATAAGAATCTCAACGAGGTGCTGGACTTCAATCCGACCGCCGAGAATATCGCCCGCTGGATTGTTGATACCATCCCGGAGTGCTACCGCGCCGAGGTGCAGGAAAGTGACGGCAATCTCGCCATTTATGACGAAACGATATGAAGGAATACGCAGTAAATGAAATCTTCTACTCCCTGCAAGGGGAGGGATTTCACACCGGGACTCCGGCGGTATTCATCCGCTTCGCCGCTTGTAATCTTCGATGCTCGTTTTGCGACACAGATTTCAGCCGGGCGAAGCAAATGAGCGCGGACCCCATCGTGGCCCAGGTCCTCGAACTTATACCCCGTGACACTACGGTGCCGCTGGTCGTTCTCACGGGCGGGGAGCCAACCCTGCAAGTGGACGAGCCGCTGCTGGCTGCGCTCCACGAAAAGTTCCCGACCATTACAATGGAAACCAACGGCTCTCGCCCCGTCCCGGCTGGCGTGGACTTCGTGACCTGCTCCCCGAAATGCGATTTCGTGGCCGAGTACGAAACCATCCCGGAAGCCAATGAAGTGAAGGTTGTTTTCGACGGCATTCACGACCCGGCGAAATGGGAGAAACGGATCCATGCCGAGCATTACTATATCCAGCCGTGCGACACTGGCAACCCGGCCAAGAACGAAGAAATCAAAGCCGATGCCGTCCATTGGTGCCTTATGCACCCCCGCTGGCGACTCTCACTCCAAACCCAGAAAATTCTCAATGTACGATGATAACGAAACAGCAAGCAGAAGACGCGCTCCGCACCCTCGCGGAGTATATCGGGGAGGACCCCAATCGGCCCGGCCTCACGGGAACGCCCGACCGCATCGTGCGAATGTGGGGCGAAATTTTCCGCGGCTATAACCCGGACAAACACCCCAAGATTACAACCTTCCAGAACGGCGCCGACGGAATCAGTTACGATAACATGATTCTCGACTCCGGCAACTACTACTCCATGTGCGAACACCACGCGATGCCCTTCTTCGGCAAGTATGTGTTCGCCTATATCCCCAATCCAAAAGGGAAGATCCTGGGCCTGTCGAAGATTGGCCGCGTGGTGGACTATCACGCCGCCAGGCTGCAGATACAGGAACGGCTGGTCGCGGATATCGTGACCGACCTTTCCACCGCTCTCGGCGAGGAAAATCCGCCCATCGGAATGGCTCTGCTGATGGAGGGGGAACACCTCTGCAAAACGATGCGCGGGGCAAGGAAGCCGGGTAAGATGTCCACCTGTCAGGTGACCGGCGTTTTCCGCGACGATATCAGCGCCAGGAATGAGTTCCTGCAGGTGGCCAGGGAAATGATGAAATAATCCTGCGGCTATGGGCAACGAACACAAGGAGCGCCCGGCGTTCAGCAGCGAGTACCAGCCGACGCCGGAGCAGCGGGCGAAAGGCCGCAGGCCGAAGATCAAGGGCATCCCGGCGGACGCCCAGCAGAAGGTTTACGCGGCGCTGTACCACGCGCTGACGCTGCCGGACCAGACCACCGCGATGGACTACCTGTCGCGCCGTGCCAAGCAGCTGCCGGAGTTCGGCTACCTGATACAAATCTACGCGAAGGGCATGATGGGCAAGAACGGCATCCTCTACGTCGGGGATATCCTCGACCGGCTGTTCGGAAAGCCGATCCAGTCCCAGGAGCTCCACCACGACCTGGGCGAGTTCGAGCCGCCCGTCATCGTCTTTCGCGAGAAGAAGAAGGACGGAGAGGGACCAAGCCCCGACCAAGTCGGGACCAAGTCCGGGGACCAAGCCGAGCAGTAAACGCACCGCGCTATGGCCGCCGAGATTGTCTTCCACCCCAAGTACCGGCCACTCTTTGAGCCGGGACGCAGGGACGGGCCGCGCTACCGGGTCATCACCGGCGGGCGCGGCTCGGGCAAATCTACGGCCGTCAGTACCGCCACCGTCTGCGACACCTACCGCGACCCCTACGCCATCCTCTACTCCCGCTACACGCTCGTATCGGCGGAGATATCGGTTATCCCGGAGTACAACGACAAGGTGCTCAAGCTGGGCAAGTCCTCCCACTTCCGTACCACGAAGGAGGAGATCATCAACCGGGCCAGCGGCGGGCGCATCTACTTCAAGGGCATCCGCGCCAGCTCCGGCAACCAGACGGCCCGCCTCAAGTCCATCCCGAAGCTGCGCCGGTTCCTGATCGACGAGGCTCAGGAGATGCCCAGCGAGAGCGAGTTCGACGTCATCGACCTCTCCATCCGTGAGGTGGCGGTGGCCAACCAGGTTGATATCGTCCTTAACCCGTCGGACATCCACCACTGGATCTACCGGCGATTCTTCAAGAAGCCCGGCGTCCCCTACGACTTCAACGGCATCGTGGACGACGTGCAGTACATTCATACGACCTGGGAGGACGTCCGCGAATACCTGCACCCCTCATTCATCGCAAAGGCGGAGGAGTGCCGGCGCGACAACCCGGAGCGATACTACAACATCTACGACGGCGGCTGGGCCGTCAAGCGGGACGGTCTGATCTATCCAAATTGGGAGCCGGTCGCCGAGGCCGACATCCCCCTGGGGCTGGATTGGTGGTATGCCAACGACTGGGGCTACTCCGGCGACCCGGACGCCCTGGTGCGGATGGGCTTCGACCCGCTTACGCGGACCCTGTACGTCGTTGAGGTCCTCTACTCGACCGGCAAGCTGCCGAAGCACGTGGCCGCCGCGCTGCGGCGCGACTGCGCGGCGCACGGGCTGGACGTGGACAAGGTCGCGGTGTTCTGCGATCCCGCCCGCCCGGACAGCATCGCGGAGCTCCGCACGCAGTACGGGATCAACGCCTACCCCGGCATCAACCGCGACAAGCCGGGCCGCATCGGCTACCTCCAGGGCTTCCGCGTCCGCTACTGCGGTGCCAACATCGGCGAGGAGGTCGAGACCTACTCCTGGAAGCCGTCCCCGCTGGACGAGGACACCTTCACGGACGAGCCGCAGGACGGCGGCGACCACGCGATGGACGCCTGCTCCTACGGAACCACCTACCTGCGCCGGATGGGCATTGCCAACGACGACGGCGACCTCCCGGCCTGACGTCATTCCACAAAGATGGAGAGCGGCCCGGCGGCAACTCCCGCAGTAAATGGCCAAATTTGCGCGTGAAACAAGCAACAAACACCTGACTATGGTCTGGATATCCAAGAAGAATTTGAACGCCCTCAAGACGAAGCAGGAGCAGCTGGAAAGCGAGCTCAAGGGCTACTACGACGGAGACAACACCCGGAACGAGTATTTCCAGCAGATCTCCTCCCAGCTCATCGGCCTCAAGATGGCGCCGTGGCTCCCGATCTCCCGCGAGAAGATCAAGGAGACCTACGAGACCTGCGCCCCGGTCATGGGCGTGGTGAACTACCTCGCGGACAACGTCGGCGAGGTGATGCGCTACCTCGAACTCGTTGACAAGGACGGCAAGGTCGTTGAAGACCACTTCATCGTCGACCTGCTGCGCCGCCCCAACGACCGCTACTCCATCCGAAAGTTTGGCCAGGGCTGGGCCGTCAACAAGTGCCTGTTCGGGGACGCCTTCGTGTACGCACCGAAGGCCGTCGGCAAGGATCTGGGGCAGATCAAGGAGATGTACCTCATCCCGTCGCAGAAGGTCGGCATCAAGGAGGGCGGCGCCGCGAAGCCCTTCGAGGGCATCAAGATCACGACCTCCGGCAAGGAGAAGCTCATCAAAGCCGACCAGGTCTTTGAGTCCTTCGACTACAACCTCGACGACACGTCCTTCTTCGGGACCAGCAAGATCATCGCGGCGGCGGTGTACCTTTCCGTCATCCAGCGCGGCATGAACCGCCAGGACACCAGCCTCAAGAACGGTGGCGTGGCGAACATCATCAGCCCGGCGAAGGACACGATGGGCGTGCTGCCGAAGGACAAGGACGACCTGGAGGAGAGCTTCAACGACGCCGAGAAGAACGCCGGCGCCACGAAGGTGGTCCGCGCCCCGATCGACGTCCACGAGCTGGGCAACACCCCGGTGGACCTCAACATCCTGGGCGCCCACAAGGAGGCGGTCACCGCCCTCTGCTTCGTGTTCAAGCTGCCGGTGGACCTGTACTACGGCCAGGCCAAGTTCGAGAACGCGAAGGAGGCGAAGAAGGCCATTTACGAGCAGTGCGCCATCCCGATGGCCAACGAGTTCGGCGAGGACCTGCTCCGCTACTGCGAGCTGGACAAGGAGGGCTACGAGCTCCGCGTCAACACCGACATGATTGACGTGCTGCAGGAGGACCCGTCCGATATGCTTGACAACCTCTCGAAGATGCACGCCACCCTCAACGAAATGCGTGAGGCCTACGGCTACGAGCCGCGCCCGGAGCCCTGGGCGGACCTCCCGATCCTCCCGATGGCTGTGCAGTTCGGCAACGAGCCGGACGACATCAATGAGCCGGCGGAGCCCGCCCCACCGACCAAACCCGCCGCCACCGATGGCGAGGAAGAAAATCAGTAAGGCGGTCCGCCGCCACCAGGACGCACTCCGGCTGTCTTCCGTGAAGGTGGCCGGGGTGTATCAGTCGCGGCTGGCCCGTGACCGCCGCAAGGAGCTCCGCCGAGTGCTGGCCCTGTGCCGCGACCTCCGGGGGCCGGAGGATATCGCGGCCGCCCTGCAGACCGAGCTCAACGAGAGCAGCTACCTGCCCGGCTGGTGGACGGGGCTGTGGACGACGGCGGGCCTGCCGATCGCCCAGGACACCGCCAAGCAGCTGCGGGAGGAGAAAGCCTCCGCCGAGGAGAATATGTGGCTGCGAATGCTCCGCCGCTACGCCATCGAGCGAGCCGGCGCCGAGATCCTCACCGTCACCGGGACCTGGAAGAAGACCCTCGTCCAGCTGCTCGCGGACATCCTCCTCGAAGACATCGGGAACATGGGCATCGAGAAGGTCACAAAGGAGCTGTACAACCGCTATACCGGCTACCTCGAGCGGTGGCAGTGCCGCCGCATCGCGCAGACGGAGTGCATGATCGGCACAGCGGACGCGGCGGACTTCGCCGCCCGCGACCTGGACATCGACTACACCAAGACGTGGTGCATCAGCGGCCTGGGCAACACCCGCGAGACGCACGAGGAGATGGACGGCGTGACCGTCGGCAAGGACGACCTTTTCCGCCTACCCGACTGCGTGATGCGCTACCCCCACGACACGCTGTTCAATCCGCCGGCTTCCGAGATTATCAACTGCGCCTGCTCCTGCATCCGCAGCCCGAAATAAAAAGGCCTTTGGAATCGGGCCTTCGACTGTAGAGTATGATTTGAATTTGCCAGAGCCGCCCGCGCCGAGATGGTCCGGGCGGTTCGCTTTTCCACAAAGATGGAGAGTGTCCGCGTATCAGGTACGCAATTTTCTGAATACTTTTGCGGCAGTTCAAGACCGCAACGATGAAACGAATCCAATTCAAGAACAAGCAGGAGGCCCACGAGCAGAAGTGGGTCGATGCCCGCCTTGAGGTCAAGGCAGAAGGTCTGGCCGAGGGTGTCCTCCTGCACCTGAAAGCCTACGCGCTCGCCTTCGGCAACGTGGACAGCTGGGGTGATATCGTCCTCCCCGGCGCTTGCGACGACTTCCTCAAGTCCGAGGACGCGGGCCGCATGGCCCTGTGCTGGCAGCACGATATTCGGACGGTTATCGGCAAGATCACCGCGAAGGGCGTGGACGACTACGGCATGTGGATCGAGGCGGATGTCCTCGACACCGCCGCCGGGCGTGACGCCGCCGTGCTCCTTAAAGCGGGCGCCGTGAAAGAGTTCTCGATCGGCTACCGGGCGGACAAGTACCGCTGGGAGAAGCGCGAGGGCTACGACTACGATATCCGCATCCTCGAGGTTCTCACGGTCTACGAGTGCAGCCCTGTCACCCGCGCCGCAAACGCCTCCGCCATCGTCATTTCTGCGAAGGCCTTCGAGCACGATAGCCCGGAGTCCGCGCCGAAAGCCGACGAGGACCCCAAGAACGACACTACCATCAACAACAACAAATCCCATTCACAAATGACCCCTGAAGAGATCAAAGCGATGCGTGAGAGCATCGAGAAGGCCGCATCCGAGAAGGTGCAGGCCGAGGTGGCTGAGAAAGTCAAGGAGCTGAAGGCCGCCCAGGAGAAAATCGAGGCCCAGGAAAAGAGCATCGATAATCTCGACAAGTCCCTGGTCGGCCAGCAGAAGATCATCGATGAGATGAAGGCGCAGCTGGCGGACCGCTCCATCAAGACCTTCGCCCAGGACCTCCGCGCCAAGCTGGAGGAGAAGAAGGCGGATCTGCAGAAGATGTTCGACGAGAAGGTCAAGGCCTTCGACATCACGCTGGAGTTCAAGACCGTGTACGACATCAGCACGGGCTCGCACACCATCAACCCGAACAACTTCCTCGGCCTGGCCGTCGATCCGACCATCCACGCCGCCCGCCCCGCGGCCAACGTGTTCCTGGAGGCCTTCGGCATCCGTCCGCGCACGGCCAACAAGCTCGCGTGGATTGAGGCGTCCGAGCAGAACGGCGCCGACTACGTCACCGAGCTCGCCCAGAACACCAACAAGTCCGACGTCTCCTTCACGGAGAAGACCCGCAAGTTCGGCAAGCTGGCGCACACGATGCGCATCAGCACCGAGTTCACCGACTGGTTCGAGCAGCTGTACAACTACTGCCTGAACGAAGGCCAGCGCATGATCCTCGCCAAGCTCGACAGCGAAGCGTACGCCGGTCTCGGCAACGACACCCCGGACGCCGGTACCGGCGCCTCCCCGGACAAGATCTACGGCATCAAGCACTACGCCACCGCGTTCTCCGCGCTGGGCTCCTACCCGCAGGCCAACATCGCCGACGTCATCTACGACGCCATGATGCAGATTGCGAAGAAGGGCTTCCACGCCAGCGCCGTGTTCGTGACCTGGGCCGAGTACGCCATCCTGATGAACCTCAAGGACAAGAACGGCAACGCGCTGTTCGACCGCGCCAACCAGATGGTGATGGGCCTGCGTGTCTACCCGACCGCCGTCCTGGCCGCCGACGAGATCCTCGTGGCCGACACCGGCTGCGCCGAGATCTACGCGGGCAACAGCTTCGAGCTGGAGTTCATCCGCAACGGCGTGTACGACGCCTACGACGTCTACTTCCGCCGCGCCGCCCAGGTGAAGATCACCACGCCGGGCGCCTACGGCCTGGTCTACGTCGCTGACGTGGACACCGCCATCGCGGCCATCGACGCAGGCGAAGGTACCCTGGGCGACGTCGTCACCAAGCTCGGCGCCATCAAGGACGAGCTCTCCACGATCAAGACCAACACCGGCAACATCAAGGACTACACCACCGCCGTCGGTGCCATCAACACCGCCATCACGAAGCTGGCCGGCGCTGTGAACGAGTCCGATCAGATCGAGACCCACCCGAACACGCAGGCGTAGTTCTGCGGGGTCTCCGCTTCAACTAACCGATCGCCCGCGGCTGCCGCACCTACGAGCCGCCGCGGGCTTTCTTAATCCCAAAAAGCAGCCGAAATGAAAAAATACAAACTCATAGAGCCCGCCGCCGGGCTGCCCGCAGGAGCCATCGTAAGTGGTCCCGCCGTCGAGGTGCTGGTCAACAACGGCAAGGCCGTCCCCGTCGCTGACGAGGAGCCGAAGCCGAAGGCCGACCCGAAACCGAAGAAGGAGGCCGCAAAATGATCCAGGTCTCCGTCACGTCTCTCGGCACCCCGACGACCGAGCAGCTCGCGCAGTTCAAGGCGTTCTACGCCGGCAACGGCGCGGAGAGCGACGAGCAGCTGGCGGTGGTCCTTCGGTCTGCGATGGTTGAGGTGCAGGAGTGGGAGGACGTGAGCCTGCTTGACGAGAATATCTCGGTCGTGTGCGCCGCGCGGCGCGATCCGCGTGCGCCCATACGCCTGTACCGAACCGTCAAGACCATCACCTCCGTCAAGGACCAGAACGGCTGCGACATCGAGTACACCCGCTTCGGCAACCTCCTGACGCTGGGCCGCCCGGCCCGCAACGTCGAGGTGAAGTACGAGGCCGGCCCCGGCGAGAACGGCTTCCAGGTCGAGAACCTTCTCCCGAAGGCTTTCCGCCTGGCCTGCGCCAAGCTCGACGGCGAGGACGCGAAGACGGTCAACGCTATACTGATGGAGGGCTAACGCCATGCTGGGACGCGGAAAAGGAGCACGGAGATTCAACGACGTGGTGACGCTGACCTACGCCACCCCGACGCAGGACTCGATGGGCCACGTCTCCCTGGGCGAGCCGGTGGCCGTCGTGACCATCTACGCCGACGTGCAGCGCATGAGCGCCACGAAGACGATGATGACCTTCCAGCAGGCGGACGCCGTCGGGCTGGAGATCGAGTTCCGCGCCCCGGCCGACACCGTCAACTACAACGGCCTGCGCTGGCGCGGGCACGACGTCCACTTCGCGGAGCCGGAGCGCCTCGATAACCGGGGGCGCTTCATCCGCATCCAGGGCTGGTACCAGATCGACGACCCGCTCATCCCGCCCGCCCCCGAGCCGGACCCGGCGCCCACGCCGGACCCCGAAACCCCCACCGAAGAAACCACCGAAACGCAGCAGTGATATGGAATTGAAAATTTCAGGTCTTCAGGAGCTCCAGAACGCGCTCGAAAAGGTCGGGCGGAAGGAGGTGCTGGCCGCTGCGGACAGGGGCCTCAAATCGGCCGGAATGACCATTATCGCGGACGCGCAGCTCAACCTTCGCAACGACCACATCAACAACACCGGCCTGCTCTCGCAGACCGGCAAGGTCGTGAAGGCCACCGATGCGGAGGGCGGCTACGACGTCGGCTTCATGTCCGGCGAGAAAAACTACGCCGGTGCCGTCGAGTACGGTCGCCGGGCCGGACGGATGCCGCCGCCTGACGTGATGGAGGAGTGGGCCTACAAGAAGCTGCGCATCCGGGACCGCAAGGCGGCCCGCGCCGTCGGCTGGGGCCTCGCCTTCCATATCGCCAAGAACGGCACCCGGCCGCACCCCTTTTTCGTGCCGGCCGTCAAGAAGAACGAAAACCGGGTCGTCGCGGCTGTCCGCGACGCCATCCGTCAAGTGATCAACCGAAATGTATAAGAGCGCGTACAAGTTCATCGCGGAAGCGCTTCGCACGACGCTGTCCGCAGGCCGCACGGGGATTTACTTCGGCGGCACGGCGGCCTACCCGCGCGTGGAGTGCCACACGTTCATCGAGAACCCGCCCCAGGATAAGGGCGACTCCGTCCGTGTAGTGTCCGTGATCGTCGAGAGCATCAGCATCAAGAGCGCGGCCGACGCCGCCCAGATGAACGCCGACAACCTCGCCCTGCTGGGCGACCTGTCCGCCGCTGACACCGACTTCAAGGTCATCGGGACGGTCCCCACGCAGCTGCAGGAGATACCCGAAACCTCCGACACGCAGAAGATCCTCTACCGGGTCTTGCAATCCATCGACATATACGTTCAACAATTATAAACCCAAAGAATTATGCCTCACACTCACACTCCCTCGCTGGGCAACGCCCGCAAGTTCTACGTCGGAACTTCCTCGGGCAACCCCGCCTCCATCTCCTACGCATGGCTCGCCGGCGAGCAGTCCAACAACGTCAACCTCACCGGCGACCCCGTCGAGGTGAGCGACAAGAGCTCCGCATGGAAGAAATTCATCCAGGGCATCCGCGGTGGTACCGCCGACGTGACCGTCTTCGCGGACGACGAGGACGCCCAGCAGATGGCCCTGCTCGACTCGCTTGTCGCCGGTAGCAGCGTCCTCTGCTTCGTCGGCAAGCTCAGCTCCAGCACGCCGTCCGCCGGCATCGCGTTCGAGGCCATCATCAACCAGATCGGCGACACCAACGACAACGGCTCCGTATCCACGCGTGCCGTCTCGCTGACGGTCACCGGCGCCCCGACCCTGTACCCGACGACTCGCAGTTAGGCTCCGCAGGAAGGATGGAAAGAACACGGACAACCATCGAATTGAGGGAAGGGGTGGCAGTAGAAATACTCGTCACCCCGGCCCTTTATGGCATCGCCAAGCGGCGCGGCATGGACCTCGCCGCCGACGCCAACGCGGGGGACGTGTACGGCTCCTACGTCAAGATGCTCTACTGCGCGGCAATCGCCGCCTGGGAGGTGGCCGCCGTCGACGACCCGAAGCTCGGGGAGTTCCCGTATAAGTACGGCGACTTCTACGAGTGGGCCTGGGCGGACACCAAGCGCCTCGCCAAGATGGTGGCTTTTATCTACGAGGCCCTGACCGGCAAGCGCTTCGAGGACATCGGCAAGGAGGAGCAGAAGGGCTCAAAAAAAAACGGCAGACGCCGGTAACGGCGCTTGACTACGACGCCATTGAGGGCTTCCTGGTAGGCCGCTGCGGGATGACGCAGGCCCAGGCCGCCCGGACCTCCTTCACCGAATACCTCCAACGGCGCAAGGGCGCCGAGGATGCGGAGCACGAGCGCTACGAGCTCGCCCGCTGGACGGTGTGGCACTCCTACAACCTCTCCCCGTTCCTCAAGCCAGGCCGCCGGCCAAAGACCCCGCAGGACCTCGTCACCTTCCCCTGGGAGGACGGCGCCGCGAAGGGGCGCAAGGAGAAGAGGATCACCAAGAAGATGGCCCGGATCACGGACGCGGAGCGCGACGCCCTCAACGCCATCATGAAGGACTTTTTTCAACGCAAGTACAGCAGCTAAAACGATATGGGAAAGATCGGAGATTTGTGGGTCCGGCTGGGGCTCAAGAAAGACGAATACACCGCCGGCTTGAAGCAGGCCGACAAGGAGGCCAAGAGCTTCGGCAGCAGCGTCTCGGCGATAGGTGGCAAGGCAAAGATCGCCTTCGCCGCCGTAGCGACCGCCGTCGTCGGCGTCATCAATCTCGTCAAGGACCTGGCGAAGCAGAACCAGTCCCTGGGTGATGCATGGAACCGCATGACCGCCGGGATGACCGCCGCGTGGGACGTGTTCAAGACCTCCCTCGCGGCGACCGACTTCTCCAACCTGCTCTCGAATATGCGGGAGGCCTCGCGGCTGGCCCGCGACCTGTACGACGCGCTCGACGCGATGGGCGAAATCAACACCGCCTATAACATCGCGTCCTCCGAGCAGCTGGAGCGCATCAACGAGCTCCGCGTCCGCCTGCAGGACGCCAACCTGACCGAGAAGGAACGCCTCGCCGCCGGCGAGGAGCTGCTGGAGATCTACCGCAAGCTCGAGAAGGAGCCGACGCGCGGCCTGGGTAACGTCAAGGACAAGACCCTCGACTACTACATGCAGCAGATGGGCATCAGCATGGAGGGGTACACGGACGAGGAGCTGGCCGTCCGCCGCAAGAAGTACATCGAGTTCTTCAAGTGGCTGGGCACCGCCCAGGGCGAGGCGTACAACAACGAGGCGAAGAAGGTCGCGCAGCAGCTGCTCGGCGCGGACTCCAAGCTCGGGCAGGAGTTCATGCGCAAGGCCGCGAACAACGGCGTCGGCGAGTTTGCCCGCCTCGCCATCGCCTACAACGACAAGATATCCGACAAGGACCGCGCCGCCGTCGAGAGCGCGGTTGTCGCGTATAACAACCAGGTGGCCAAGTACGGCACCGAGACGCGCCGCATCCAGACGCTGATGAACTCCGTCCGGCATCAGGGCGCCGGCGGTGGCGGCAGCGCCGTCCCGGAGATTGACGCGGAGACCGAGGCTTACAAGGCCCAGCTCGACGTGATCCGTCAGGAGAGCGCGGAGCTGCGCGAAATCCGCGAAGCGGACGAGGCGCTGGCCGCCGAGGGCGACGCCATGTACGAGGCCTGGCGCAAGGCCGCCGATCTCCCGCCGATCCAGCCGTTCGACAACGAACTGCTGGCGCTCTTTGAGAAGGGCAACCAGGAGCTCGAGGAGTTCTGGGGCAACCTCGACAAGACGAAGGAGAAGTCCGAGGAGGTCGGCCGCGCCATCACCGAGAACCTTGTCAGCGCCATCGAGGACGGGCTTGTCGGCTCGTTTGATGCGCTGGCGGACGTGATGGCAGGCGTCACGGACGGCGGCATGGAGCAGGTCGTCAAGGCCCTGCTCGAGCCGCTTGCGGACATGGCCATCAAAGCCGGTACGCTTATCATGATGAGCGGCACGGCCGTCGAAGCCCTCAAGGAATCGCTGGTCGGCTTCTTTGGCGGCTCGGCGATCGTCGCGGGCGCGGCCCTTCTCGGTGTAGGCATAGCGGCGAAAGCTGGCCTCGCGGCCATCGGAAACAAGGGATCCGGGGCCACCTCCGTGACCTCCTACGGCGGCAGCAGCGCCTACGGCGCAGGCACCGGCGCGGGCACGCTCTCCGCCGAGCTCACGGTCAACGTCCAGGGCGTCGTCAAGGGCTCCGACATCATCCTCTCCGGCCAAAACACCCTCAACGATTGGAACCGCTAAACACCGCACGACTATGGCCTACGGACTGAAATACACGCAGTACATCGAGAAGGGCGGCGCCCAGGTGCAGATCAAGGTCTACGAAAAGGACTGGGCCGGAGCGTCCTACGGCATGGCCCACGTCACCGGCCTATCGCTCCAGATCATCGGCGGGCAGTCGAATATCCTCTCCCCGCTGCTCAAGACTTCGCTCTCATTCTCGCTGGTGGACGCCTACGATCAGGGCACCACGCAAGCAGACGGGACGGCCTGCGTCAACGCGCAGAACGAGAAGTGCGGACGCTGGGAGGAGTTCTTCACGCCGGACGCCACCAAGTACAAAGTCGAGCTCATCAGCAAGCCGTCGCCCAGCGCGTCGGCTTCGGTCATTTGGACAGGCTTCATCACGCCGGACTCCTGGAGCGAGAATATGATCTACCGGGGGTCCGTGACCATCACGGCCCGCGACATGCTCGGCGCCCTCCAGGACAAGGAGTTCGACCTCACGGGGCGCGTGTCCGTGCGGGACGTCATCACGGGGGCGCTGGCCGCCTGCGAGTGCCCGATGGCCCTCCAGCTTACGGAGTCCCACTTCCTCGTCAACTCCAACGGCCACAGCATCCTCGACCATACCTTCGCCGCGAGCACCTTCTCCGGCGACACCTGGGCGCAAGCCATCGAGAAGACCCTCGACTCGCTGGGCCTGGTGCTGCGCTACAACGGCACGAACAATGTCGTCCTTACGTCCCTGCGCTACCTGGCGGCAGACACGACCATCGGCGCCCACGGCATCGAGTTCATCAACCGCTCCGGCCTGCGGCAGCTGGACCCGGCGCTCAAGAGCATCACCGAGACCTTCGACGTGGACATCCTCCGCATCGACGCGGCGGACCCGGACGCGACGCAGTTCGCGGCCACCGGCTCCAATCTCACGCAGAAGATCGTCACGCACCTCTCCAACGGCGCGACGATGACCAACACGAACTACATCCCGGCCTACACGCTGGCCCAGGCCGGCGGCGAGGGCTGGAGCGGATCGCTGGCTGTCCCGCAGCTCGGCACGCCGACGGATGACATCGCCGTCCGCAAGATGTACATCCCGACCGATATCGAGGAGAGCGTCGAGGCGACCTACTACAACCCCCGGCTGCGCGGCACTTTCGCCTTCAAATTCACGCAGGACGGCCCGCTGGCGTGGCTGACCGGCTCCGCCGGGGCGCTGAAGCTCTCCCACTATTGGGGCGGCGACGGCGTGGAGGAGATCCGCGTCCGCGTTGAGGCCCTCGTCAACGGCGTGCGGAAGTACCTCTCCGGCGGAGGAGACTGGACCACCTCGGCGGATAGCTTTGTAATCAGCGTCGGCCAGGAGGTCAGCGTCCCGGACAGCGGCGCCGTCGGCGTCAGCATCGTCATCGTCAAGGTCAAGGCGGCCACCCACCTGCCCGCCTATAACGCCGTCTTCGCGGCCCTGAACTTGAGCGTCTCCCCGGCATCCGAGGGGACCGCGCTCATCAGCGAGTGGAAGACCACCACGAACTACGACCAGGCGAACAACGTCACCATTAAGCGCGACCCCTCCGTCGGCTCCGCCGGCGTCGGGGGCTGCGTGGATTTCTACGGGAACGTCCTCGCCTACGGTGATGCCATCGCCACGGACGAGTGGAATTGGTCCGGCGCCGCCGGAGGCTACCCGCTGGCGGTCATGATCCAGGCGCAGGTCCTGTGCTTCCACGCGGCGGCGGCGTCCGTCTTCACCGGCACGGCGCACGACAAGGCCACGCCGGAGGCGGCGGCCCTGCCCGGCTACCGCATCGGCTACTACGACCGCGTGGGTGTCATCCTCTCCGGCACATACGACTTTTGCAGCGGCTTCGTCGCGCAGACCATCGCCCGCGAGTTCTACACCTGGGAGGAGGTGTGGGGAACCTTCGACCCTGACTACACGACCGTCAGCGGGGCGGGCAAAGGCAGCACCAGCGCCACGGGCGCGGGCGGGAGCTCCGCAGGCTCCGGCTCGGGCGGGAGCTCCGGCGGCGGTGGCGGCGCAAGCTCCTCCGACCTCCGCGATGTTGAGTACAGCCTCGCCTCCGGCCTCGCGTGGCTGTCCTCGCGCATCGGCTCCATTGAGTCGTGGCTCGCAGAGCCCCAGCTCGACGAACTCCTTGTCGGCGACCTTAATGTCGAGCGGCAGATCAACCTTGCCGGCGCGACCCTTACCTACCACCCCGCCGCCAACGGAAATGCTGCCTACGTCTACCTGGACACCGCCCTCGTCACGAAGGGGGACCAGGTCACCAACGACGGGACCCCTGGCTCTGGCGGTGGCGGCGGTGGCGGAAAGAACTGGCTCGCCGAGCTGCTCGACGTCGAGGAGAACATGCATCCGAGCGGCGGGCAGGTCCTCGCGTGGAAGACCGGCATCGAACTGAACGACGGCACCACCGGCGACGGCTGGGGGAACCTCACCCTCGGCGCCCTCGCCACGAGGAACAACATCACGACCAGCTTCGTGACCGACATTGAAACCTGGATCGCCGGAAAGGGCTATGCGACGCAGGCGTGGGTCCAGGAGCAGGGCTACGTGACGACCTCCGGCGTGACGAGCATCGCCATGACCGTCCCGACGGGTTTCTCGGTCACCGGCTCTCCGATCACCTCGACGGGCACCCTGGCGCTCGCCTTTGCGTCCGGGTACTCGCTCCCGACCACCGCCAAGCAGTCGAATTGGGATACCGCCTACGGGTGGGGCAACCACGCGACGGCTGGGTACGCCTACGCCTCCGATCAGGAGAAGATCGAGGCGGCGCTCGCCGCCGGGCTCGCCCTCCTCGCCGGGCGCATCTCCGGCCTTGAGGATTGGCTGGCGGAGCCGCAGCTGGACGAACTGCTCGTCGGCGACATAAACGTCGAGCGGGTCCTGAACGTCGGCGGCGCGACCTTCGTCTACCATCCCGCGGAGGGCGCCAACGCTGCGTACATCTACCTCGACACGGCCCTTGTGACCGCCGGGGACCAGGTGACGAATGACGGCAATCCCGGCAGCGGCGGAGGCGGCTCCGGCAAGAGCTGGCTCTCGGAGCTCCTCGACGTCAAGGCGAGCATGGCTCCATCCGCCGGTCAGGTGCTCATGTGGCAGAACAACGTGGTCCGCAACGACGGCACCACGGCGCCCGGCTGGGCCAACGCCTCGCTCGGCGCCCTGGCGACCCGCGACAACATCACCACGGCCTACGTCACCGATCTCGAGACGTGGATCGCCGGCAAGGGTTACGTCACCACGAGCGGCGTGACCTCCATCGCGGTCACCGTCCCGACCGGCTTCGCCGTCTCCGGCTCCCCGGTCACGAGCACCGGCACCGTCGCCATCGACTTCGCCACGGGCTACTCGCTCCCCACGACGGCCAAGCAGACCAATTGGGACACAGCCTACTCGGACCACCATACGCACAGCAACAAGATCACGCTGGACGGAATCACCTCGTCGCAGGTCACGAATTGGGACTCGGCGTACAGCTGGGGCAACCATGCCAGCGTCGGCTATGCGATGGGCACCGACCTCGCGGCGGTGGAGCGCGGCGCGGTCCAGGCTGACGCGGCCCTCTCTGCCCGCATCAGCTCGCTCGAGGACTGGTTCTCGGAGCCCCAGCTGGACGAGCTGCTGGTGGGCTCGCTCTGCGCCGACAACATCAATCTCGGCGGCGAGAGCATGCGGTCCATCCCGAATGCCTTCCTCGCCAACTCCGCCCTCACCATCAACGGCAGCGTCACCGCCCTGGGCAGCAGCTTCAACACGGCGAACATCACGGCGGGCACGGCTGGCACCTCCAGCGCCACCTCCGGCGTTTCCTTCGCCATCCCTTACGTCACGATGAACAAGTACGGCATCGTGACCGCCTACGGCACGCACACGCACAGCATCTCGCAGGCGAACATGTTCGGCTCCTCCGCCATCGGCTCCTCGGCGCTCCCGGTCTACTACAACGGCTCGGCGCTGACCGCCTGCACGAAGGGCGACCTTTTCTCCGCGCTGTCTTCCAGCGCCGCGACGAATCTCTCCGTGACCGTGGCCGGGCAGACCCGCAGCATCACCAACCTCTACGCGACCTACGACTCCGAGGGCAGCAACATCGCAACGCAGGCCCACGCCATCGAGCGGATTCTCGCCGAGGGTGTGGCGGGCGTCTCCGCCCGTGTCAAGTCCCTGGAGGATTGGTTTGCAGAGCCCCAGGTCGACGAGCTCCTTGCCGGTGCCGTGAACGTGGAGCGGACGCTCAACCTGGGCGGCATCTCCATGCGGGCCTCCGGCAACAAGCTCTACATCGGCGACGCTGGCCATTACATCGAAATCAAGGGCACCAACTCCGCCCCAATCCTCTACATGAACGTAACCCTCCAGACCGCTGGAGACCAAGCAATCGCATAGCAGTATGAGCGTAACCGACGGACAAATCAGCAATCGCATGGGCATCGTCATCTCCCCGGACGGGACGAGCGGCGATCTCCAGAAGGTCTTCAACCGCAGCAACACCAACAAGGCATGGTTCTTCGTCTACGCCGACATCAACATGTGGTCGTCGCACAAGCCCTTCCGCAACACGACGATTTTCACCGACCACTACGACAACGCGAACTCGGCGCGGTGGGCCGCGCTCGTGGCGGCGAACTTCTCCCTATCGATCCCGCGCCACAACGCGACGGACTTCAAGTCGCACTACTCGGACACCTGGAGCCTGCTCCGCGCCCGCGGCCCGGCATATAACGAGCCCCAGCGTGCCTGGGACTTCGAGCAGTACCGGCACAACTGCCCGTGGCTGCTCGGACCGACGACCTTCGGCGGCGTACAGGACGGCTACTACACCATCTTCAACGGCTACCTCTCCGTGCCGCGCACGCAGTATATCTACCCTGGCGACCTGCTCACCCTCTCGCTCCAATGCGCCGAGGACCCCGACACGGGCGTCCCCGGCATCATCTACCCCTACTCCTTCTACCGGGAGCAGCTGGCGGACCTCGACCTCTCGCGCTACTACATGGGAATCGCCCTGCTGGACGCGCAGAACAAGCTCTGGGTCATCACCGGCGACCAGATGCGCTCGCACCATACGCGCGACGACGTGGAGGCGTACATGGCGGTCAACGTCCCGAACTCCATCGTCACCGGCGCCGTGAAGATCATCCCGGTCCTGGCCGAGACCGCCTACCCGTCCTGGGACGACGCGCCCGGCTCCGGGCATTTCATCAGCTTGAACGGCGCCTACCTCTCCCGGCAGATCGGCAGCGCGACGAGCAAGCTCAGCGTCGACGTCGACGCGACGTACAGCAACGGCACGCTCACGATGGTGTGGACCATCAAGAACGAGACCTCCAGCGACGTCAACCTCTCCAACCTCTACTCCTACATCATGTCCGCGGAGTCCTACTACAACGAGGGCGACTCGGACCACAATCCGCCGACGACTGGCGGCTACGGCGTAACGGACTACATCGACGAGCACTGGCCTGGCGCGGCACCCTACACCCCGCCGTCCGACCACATGGGCCTCTCCAACCCGCCGGACATTTACCTCTCCGACTGGATTAGCGGCATCGGCTCGCCGGCCTACCTCGCGGCCCGTGGCTACAACGCCCGGACGGACTTCCGCGCCGCCAACAACAATAGCGACACCATCCGCGTCGGCGCGACCGTCACCTGGACGAAGACCATGAACATCGGCAACGATGACGGCTGCGGCTACTACGCCGACGGCGTGTTCGTGGCGGCCTGCATGTACGTCAACATGAACGCCTACACGGAATACTTTGCAGACTAAAACCCTTAAAAACACATCTTATGAAAGCAACATCCGATTTTTCCTGGACCAAGATTCTCTGCATGTTCGGAGCTGGTCTCGCGCTGTTCTTCGCCTTCGTGAACGGGGGCAGCGCCGGCATCCTCATCAAGGCCGGCAACGGCTTCAATGGTTTCGGCTCCATCGCCTCCGCCCTCGGCTGGGTGGTCGTCGCCGTCGGCCTCTACAAGTATTACCAGAAATGGGACGCCGCCCGCACCGGCGCCGACAAAGCAAACTCTAAAACCACCGAGAAATGATTACCAACGCGCACATCTTCGCCCTCTACCACCACAAGGGCATCATGAACATCACGACGCACTCCCTGGGCGTCGCCCACGCCTACAAGATCGTGAACTTCAAGCGGGCCGTCCGCAAGCTGCTCGCCGCCTACGATGAGGCCCGCGCAGCGCTCGTCGCGGAGGTCGGCATCAAGGACGAGCCGAAGTTCCGCCGCGACCTCGCCGCCCTG